TGGTAATTCGGACCCCGTTGTATTCCTAGATATAAAGTAACACTAGCCGCCTACCGGACAGAATTTTCTCCATGAGTTTAAACGCGTTAACACAAATCCAAGCGGCGGCTTTGCTGTCGATTGCGCCACGCACGTTGCGTGATTGGGTCGATTGCCCACGCAATCAGGACGGCAGTTATCCCGGCCCTGCACTGGTAGCGTACTACGTCGCCAAACTAAACGGCAACGGCGAGTACGACAACCAGCGCGAACGACTCGCGGCAGCGCAAGCGGAAAAAGTCGAGACGGAAAACTTGGTGCGACGCGGCCAGTTGTGCGAAGTCGAAGCGGTCGCTTCGTTATGGGCAGATGTGTTAACTAACGTCAAATCCAAACTGCTAGGATTACCGACTAAACTTGGACCCCAACTTGTCAACAGAAACGAACCCGGTCAAATCGTCGGCATCATCCGACAGGAAGTCGTCGACATACTCGACGAACTTTCGTCTGATACTGGCCCGTTGTCGGGAGGCGTTGAAACCGCCGCCGACGTTGACCGTGAGCCAATGGGCGGACCAGTACCGGAGACTGTCTAGCGAGTCTTCCGCCGAACCGGGTATCTGGCGTACCGACCGTGCCGAGTATCAACGCGGCATCATGGACGCCATTACCGACGACCGGGTACGCGAAGTTTGGGTAATGAAGTCGGCGCAAGTTGGCTGGACGGAAATTCTAAATAACGTCATCGGCTACCACGTCCACCAAGACCCGGCCCCAATGCTGTTAGTGCAGCCGACGCTAGAAATGGCGGAAGCGTGGTCGAAGGACCGACTAGCGCCCATGATCCGAGACACGGCGGCGCTCACTAGCAAGATTGCCGACCCGAAGTCACGCGATAGCGGCAATACGCTTTTGCATAAGAAGTTTACCGGCGGTCACTTGACCGTAGCCGGTGCGAATAGTCCTTCGGGTTTGGCGAGTCGTCCAATCCGAATCGTACTGTTCGACGAAGTGGACCGTTACCCGGCGAGTGCTGGCAGCGAGGGCGACCCGATTAGTTTGGGTCGCAAGCGCACCGCAACCTTTTGGAGTCGTAAAGTTTTGGCTGGATCGACGCCAACGATTAAAGGTTCAAGCCGCATTGAAGCCGGGTTCGAATCCGGCGACCAACGGTTTTATTACGTGCCGTGTCCGCACTGCGACGAATACCAACGCTTGCAGTGGTCGCAAGTGAAGTGGCCGGACAACCAACCGGAACTAGCCTGTTACGTTTGTGTGGCGTGTGGCGCTACGCTCGACGAAGCAGACAAGGCGGTGATGTTGCGCGAAGGCGAGTGGCGCGGCACAAAAGAGTTTCGAGGAATCGCGTCGTTTCACATTAGCGAACTGTATTCGCCATGGTCCACATGGGCAGATATGGCGGTCGCTTTTGTCGAGGCGAAACGATTTCCCGAAACTTTGCAAACGTGGATTAATACCGCGTTAGGCGAGACATTCGAGGAACGCGGCGAGGAAGTCGAGTCTGTTGGCTTGGCAGCGCGACGCGAACAGTACGACTCGACGACGATTCCGGCTGGCGTGCTAATGCTGACGGCTGGCGTCGACGTGCAGGACGACCGATTAGAAGCCACGGTCGTAGGCTACGGACGCGACGAAGAAACGTGGGTTATCGAACACCACGTACTGCGAGGCGATCCGGGGTCGGAGTCGCTATGGCGTGATTTAGATAATTGGCTGTTGCAGAAACGGACGACGGACGACGGACGCACGCTTTTAATTGAAGCGGCGGGTATCGACTCCGGCGGTCACTTCACGCAACAGGTATATGGATATGCCGCCAAACGAAAGGCCCGGAGGGTTTGGGCTATCAAGGGTGCGGGCGGATTCGGTCGGTTAATCTGGCCGAAACGCGCAGGGCGGGCGGGGCGCACGTCGGCACAAGTTTTTATTGTCGGCGTGGATACGGCGAAAGATGTTTTGTTTGGTCGACTAAAGCGAATACAGCAACCCGGTGCGGGTTACGTCCATTTTGCTAATTCGCTCGACGAAGTGTACTTCGACCAACTAACTGCCGAAACGCTAGTACACCGCATGGTGCAGGGTCGACGTGTGCGTAGTTACCGCCCGCGCACGTCTGGATCGCGTACAGAGGCGTTAGACTGTTTCGTGTACGCTTATGCGGCATTCATCGGTCGACAGGGGCCAATGGTTTTGCCGAATCGCAAGTCAAACGAAAAACCCGTCGAACAGCCGGTAGCAGTTACGCCGGTTGTCGAATCGCCGAATCCAATTAGACGGAGACTCCCAAGCCGACCGCGTGGTGGTGGTGGCGGGTGGGTCAACGGGTGGAGATGATATGGCAAATTTATTTGATTCCAGCAACTACCCGGTAATAGAACCGGACACTTTACAGGCCGGGGACAGGTGGGCGTGGAAACGTCCCGACTTGATTAGCGACTATCCGTCGTCGGCATATTCGCTGTCGTATGTGTTCCGCCGTGACGTGACCGGCGAACGAATCGCCGTTAGCGCAACGCCGGGATCAGGTAGTTACGTCGTGGAAGTTGCATCTAGCACGACGGCGAATTACGAACCCGGAAAATACCATTGGGTCGCCTACATCACGCGCACGTCGGATTCGGCACGCGTCGAAGTCGGCTACGGCACGACAGAAGTTAAAGCCAACAAAGCCACGTCGAGCGAAGACCCACGATCGTTCGCGCAAATCGCGCTGGATAACATCGAAGCGTATTTGAAAGACCCGACCAACATTGCAGCCGCGTCGTACTCTATTGCGGGCCGCAGTTTGTCGCGTTGGAATCGCGCCGATTTATTTGTCGAGCGTGACCGGCTGAAGGGCGAAGTTAACCGCGAGAAACAAGCCGAGAAACTCGCCCGTGGGCTAGGATCAAATAGCACGGTTCGTGTGAGGTTTACCGTATGAAGTTATTAGACCTTTTCAAGCGAACCCCGAAGAAACCCCGACGCCGCGCATTTGAAGCGGCAAGCACTGGCCGATTGTTCAACGATTGGATGACGGCCACAAAGTCTGCCGACGCGGACATTCGATATACGCTAAAGGCAATGCGGGCGCGATCACGCGACCTTGCCCAAAACAACGATTACGCACGACGTTACCTAGATTTGGTCGCAACCAATGTGGTCGGACCGCGTGGTATTACGCTACAGGTTCGCGCACGGGAGCCGAACGGCGCACTGGATCAACTGGCAAACCAAATTTTGGAACGTGCATTTTATCAATGGGGCAGACCAGGAATTTGCACAGTCGATGGCCGGTTGTCGTGGGTCGACGCGCAAAAAGTATTTATCGAATCGGTGGTGCGCGATGGCGAATGTTTCGTGTTGTTCGTGGAAGACGAAGCGAACCCGTTTCATTTCCGCTTGCAATTCATCGACGCCGATTTGGTCGACCAAGACAAAAACGAAGTATTACCCGACGGAACCCAAATCCGCATGGGTGTCGAGGTTGACGCGACCGGGCGTCCGGTTGCGTACTACGTAAAGGTTCGCCATCCCGACGACTACCAATATTCGGGACAGTACGTCCGCGATATTCGTATCCCGGCTGACCGCATGATTCACGCATTCAGACAGGATCGCGTCGGACAGACACGCGGCACGCCGTGGACGGCAACCGCGATGACGCGTCTTAAAATGTTGGGCGGTTATGAAGAAGCCGAGTTAGTCGCCGCGAGAATCGGCGCGTCAAAAATGGGTTTCTTTATTTCGGAATCCGGCGACGAATTCCAAGCCGACGGCCCGAACGCCGACGGCACACTAAACATGAACGCGCAACCCGGCGAGTTTATGCAACTTCCGGCGGGCGTAAACTTCAAGGAATATAACCCGCAGCATCCGTCGACCGCGTTTCGTGAATTCGAAAAGGCGATGTTGCGCGGTATCGCGTCCGGCTTGGGCGTGTCGTACACGTCGCTTGCAAACGACTTGGAATCAGTTTCGTATTCGTCCATTCGTCAAGGGTTGCTCGAAGAACGCGACCAATGGCGCACGGTCCAACATTGGATGATCGAACATTTTTGCCAGCCGGTGTACTTGCGCTGGTTGCGTAACGCGCTCGACTTTGGCGCGGTATCGCTACCCGGCAACAAGTATTTTAAATTTAGCGAAACCCAATGGGTTCCGCGTGGCTGGCAATGGGTCGACCCGCGCAACGAAGCGGAAGCGCAGATTGTTGCTATCAACAACGGTTTGATGACGCGCACGCAAGCACTCGCCGAACGCGGGTTAGACATTGAAGACGTGTTGCGCGAAAGAGCATCCGAAGACGAACTAATTACATCCGTTGGCGTGACTTTGCCGGGTGGCACAGCGCCGCAGAATGTAGCACCGGGGGTTTAATATGGCCGGTACTCACGACATCGTTTGCGATCAGGGCGCGACCTTTACGCGTGTATTTACTTGGGAAGATTCGACAGCAAATCCGATTGATCTGACTTTGTACACGGCGCGAATGCAAGTGCGTGCTACGGTTGGGTCGGCATCTACTTTGTTGTCACTGACGACCGAAAACGGCGGTATATCACTGGGTGGCATAGCCGGGACTATCACTGTGACCGCAACAGCCACGCAGACAGCCGCTATTGCGGCGGGTTGTTACGTCTATGATTTGGAAATGGTCACAGGCGCAGTCGTGACACGATTAGTGCAAGGATCATTTACCGTTGACGCCGAGGTGACGCGATGAGCGAAACCAGAGTTATCGTCGACGAAACTTTAAACAACGTCGTTGTTTCCGAAACGACGCAGAATGTCATTATTCGTGCGCCGGGACCGTCGGGCGCGGCTGGCCCTACTGGTCCTACTGGAAGCCAAGGCGCACAGGGCAACATCGGCCCGACGGGTTCACAGGGCGTGCAAGGCATTCAAGGCGTGCAGGGTGTAGCCGGTCCGACCGGCCCACAAGGTACACAAGGCATCGCTGGTCCGACTGGACCGACTGGCACTGTCGGCGCGACCGGGCCGCAAGGCGCAACGGGTCCGACTGGCGCACAGGGCGCAGCATCGACCGTGCCGGGGCCGACCGGTCCACAAGGCGTACAGGGCGTACAAGGCGAAACTGGCGCACAGGGTATTGCAGGGCCAACCGGTCCGCAGGGTTTACAAGGCAATACTGGCCCGACGGGACCAACGGGCGCGGCATCTAATGTCGCAGGACCAACCGGTCCTACCGGAGCGCAAGGCACGCAAGGGGACACAGGCCCAACCGGTCCACAGGGGGCGCAAGGCATACAGGGCGTGCAAGGCAACACCGGACCAACTGGCGCGACAGGTGACACGGGGCCAACCGGTCCGACTGGTGCGGCATCTACCGTGGCGGGACCGACTGGCCCGACCGGTCCGCAAGGTGTAGACGGGCAATCGTCGAGTTTCTACGAATATCAAGCAGACACTAACGCCACAAGCGGCGTCCCTACCGCCGGGCATTTGTATTGGAACAACGCAACGCAGATTTCCGCGACGAGCATTGTTTTAAGCCATCTGGAGCAAAACAATTTAGACATTGATATTTTCCTAGGTATTTTGAAGGACGGCGACGTTATCGTTCTTCAAGACCGGGACAATTCGGCTAATTTCCAAAAATGGGAAGTCAACGGAACGCCGACGGTTGTATCGAATAGTTATGTTTCGGTTCCCGTTACGCTAGTCACTTCGGCCGGCACAGGCACAACCAATTTTGCTAACAACCATCAACTGATTGTTGTTATTCAATCAATCGGGTTAGTTGGCCCTACCGGGGCGCAAGGCCCAACCGGTCCTACCGGCGCAGCCTCAACCGTCGCCGGTCCAACCGGCCCGACGGGTCCGCAAGGCATACAGGGCGTTGCTGGTCCTACTGGTTCGCAAGGTACGCAGGGCATACAGGGCATACAGGGCATACAGGGCGACGCTGGACCAACTGGCCCGACAGGACCGCAGGGAATACAAGGCGCGACGGGGCCAACAGGTCCGCAAGGCGCGACGGGCGCGGCTGGTCCGACCGGCCCGACGGGAGCGCAGGGGCTACAGGGCGATGTTGGCCCAACGGGGCCACAAGGCGTCCAAGGTGTCCAAGGTGTACAGGGTGCAGCGGGTCCAACAGGGCCAACCGGCGCACAAGGATTACAGGGCGACGTTGGGCCAACCGGGCCGACTGGAAGCACTGGCGCGACAGGCGCTAGTGGTCCTACTGGTCCGAGCGGCGCAACTGGAGACAACGGCCCAACTGGACCACAGGGCGTCCAAGGTATACAGGGCGTGGCTGGCGCGAGCGGCCCGACCGGACCTACAGGCTCAACGGGTTTAACGGGGCCAACCGGACCAACTGGCGGCAGTGGTTCTAATGCCTTTAGTTGGTTTATTTCTTGAGGTAACGATACATGGGAATTTTAGTATTAGACTCGACCACTAAATCGCTTGTCGTTGCCATGGCCGGTGCAGCCGCGACGACAAATCCTGATTTTACGGCGGCATGGGCGGACGATACCGGAACCGTCTTTACTGAAGGCGCGACCGACGGCGCTTTGAACGGCACTAGTAGCGTTACGCTAGTTGCAGCGCCAGCGTCCAGTACGCGACGCGTAATTAAAAACGTCACGATCCAAAACCGCGACACTGCCGCCGTCACGTTAACAATTTCGTATAACAATAACTCGACGCTTCGACAGGTTGCGAAAGTTACCTTGAACGTCGGCGATACGTGGACAACCGACGGGACATTTGATACCAACGGATCGTTAAAACAAACTATTGGCACGGTCAACGTCTCTACGGTCACCGGCACGCTTCCGGTTGCCAACGGCGGCACTGGCACAACGACGGGCAGTTTGGTTAATTGCACGGTCGATGGCACTAACGCTGTTGGTTATCGAAACATTCCAATATCAGGTAGCGCGAAAACAACAAGTTACACATTAGCAACCGGCGACGTTGGCGAATACATCGAAATTGGATCAGGCGGCAGCGTCACTATTCCTAACTCAACATTTGCGGCTGGCGATGTGGTGTCGTTGTTCAATAACACTTCTGGAAACGTCACGATTACGTGTTCCATTACGACCGCGTATATCGCGGGTGAGGATTCGGATAAAGCAACGATGACTTTAGCGACTCGCGGCATTGCTACCGTATTGTTCATTTCTGGTACAGTTTGTGTGATCAACGGAAACGTGAGTTAAAGCATGAGCGGTTCGAATCTTATTCTGTTGGGCGGATCACCAAAAAAAGCCGCAGTCGATCCGTATTTCTACTCCGTCACCTCATTGCTTCACGGCGATGGGACGAACGGCGCCCAGAACAATACGTTTCTGGATTCCAGCACCAATAATTTCACCATTACGCGAAACGGGAACACCACCCAAGGTTCGTTCAGCCCGTTTAGTCAGACGGGGTGGGGGAACTTCTTTGGTAGTACCAATTCGGATTGGATCAATTTTTCAGCGAGTTCCGCGCTTTCTTTCGCGTCAGACTTTACCGTTGAAGCGTGGGTATATAACAACTACTCAAGCGGAACTTTTACTGCGGCTGTTCTTTATGACAGTTCCTCAAGTGCAATTTCAGCGTTTGAAATTAATAATGGCACCGTTTATCCAAGCGTTGGTGGCATTACGAGTACAAATACTGTTACCCGCGTCAATTTCACAGGCTCTACTGTTCCGGTTGGGCAGTGGGTTCATGTTGCTTGGGTTCGCTCATCTGGCGTGGTCCGAGTTTATGTA